CGACCGAGTGGTAAAAGATCGTGATGATGATTTCGACGATCTCCGCTGGGCGGAAGAGCAAAATTGACGGAGCTCCGGATGGGAGCGTGGAATTAACACTAAAACGGTTTTGAAGGACTTTATTTTTAGTAAGAGCGAATGGTGCGTTTCCACGCCTATATCTGGAGAATCAAAAGACCGAAAAGTGCACACATTTGTCACTGGTGGTGTGGTGAATGATTTCGGTGTTCACAACCTTAACTTTGAAAATTCTCGGAGAGCTGTGCTGGAGCGAGTGTTTTATGTCAGAACTGGAGAAATTTATATGAATCCTTTTGTGCCAAATGAAACATTTGTCTTCAATACATTAAAGAAATTCAAGCGTGCTATTGTAAGCAGAACGCCTTCGACCCCCCCTGTCACCCATGAAGAATTCGTGGGCATGTACGTGGGGCGCAAACGGGCTGTTTACGAGCGCGCTCGATTGAGTCTATTAACGCAAGAACTCACTCTCGTAGATGCTTATCTGTCCGCTTTTGTCAAGGCAGAAAAGGTCAATCGAACAAAGAAGATTGACCCAGCTCCAAGGCTGATTCAGCCGAGGAATCCGAGATACAATCTTGAGGTTGGTTGTTTTATAAAACCATTAGAACATAGATTATATAAATCTATTGATGATTTGTTTGGGGACACTACCGTCGCCAAAGGAATGAACGCTGATCAGAGGGGTAGAGCATTGTGGAGAAAGTGGAATAAGTTTAAGAAACCTATTGCCATCTTCCTCGATGCCCACCGCTTTGATCAGCATGTTTCAAAGCCAATACTAAAATGGGAGCATTCATGTTATGTGGATTGCTATCAAAATAGTAAAAAGTTGAAGGCGTTGCTAGCAATGCAGCTTGACAACAGAGGTTATGTGAATACAAAAGACGGCAGAGTGAAGTACCGAACCCAAGGAAAACGAGGGTCAGGGGACATGAACACTGCGGTTGGTAATGTGTTCATAATGTGTGGCCTAATGTGGACATACACCTTTGAGGTCAGGGATGTAAAGCAGATGGAGCTATTCAACGATGGCGACGATTGTGTGGTGATCGTAGAGAAGGAGGATTTCGACAAGTTCCAGTGCGAATGCGTCTCATGGTTTGCCACTCTAGGCTTTAAAATGAAGCTAGAGGGGTACACAGAGATATTTGAGCATGTGGAGTTTTGTCAAAGCCAACCGGTAAGAATCAATGGTGATTACCGAATGGTGCGAGATCCTCGCGTTGTCATCGACAAGGACAACGTTAGTGTAAAAAATATCGTGAACAAGAAAACGTTTGACGCCCAACGAGGGGCTATAGCGGGCTGTGGCCTTGCATTAGCCGGGGATATGCCAGTGATGGGATCTTACTATAAGATGCTGTGTCGTGGCACGACTACCTCTCGTCGGGAGGTCTAGGAAACTGGGATGGACTATCTGGCTCATGGAATGAGCCACAAGTATTCCACCCCATCAGCTGAGTCACGAGTCAGTTTTTACATTGCTTTTGATTACACCCCTGATGAGCAAGAAGCTCTTGAGAGGTCGTATGATCGTATCACACCCCACCATCAGAAATTGGGAGCCCCGATTGATTACAAATACAACAGACATTATTTGCAATCATAGAAACAAAATCATATCAATATATCGTAGAAATTTTTAAACAGAGCTCAAAACACACATAATCATCATAATTAATTAAACAGCTTTACAATTCAGCAACTAAGTCAGTTACTACAATTCAATTGCTACTGCACAATGCCACGTAGGTTAAATTCCAATGCTTCTACCAATTCCTATCAGAAGCCAACTAATAGGAAGAAGAAGAAGAGTAACAAGAAAACACAGGCTAGAAAGGGGAGCCGGAAACGTGAACATGATCAGCTATGCAAGGAGATCACAATGAGGGTCAATCCTTTCCATGCTGAGGCATGTTGCCCATGCATTGACTCAAATACGATGCGTTCAATACCCATAACGCTTCGGACTAGAATTCCAGTTTCTTCACAGAACACCGGACATTTTGTCTATCGTATACACCCAAAGATTTACAACTCCTATCAGGTTGCAACAATATATTCAACTGATACTGTAACTACTTGGGGGTCTGGGTCAAATATGCCAGGAGCAGCAGCAGCACTGGAGAAAGTGCGAATAAACCAAATCGGAGTACGTTACTTTGCCTCATCCACACCGGACAACTCAGCCGGAATGGTGGGTATAGTAAAAGGCTCCTTCATCGACGGATTCAATACGGCATCGGATCTATATGAAGATATCACGGTTTGCAGACAATATGAAGCTGATTTGTCAACTACAGCGCACCCACAAGGTGACAAGTCCCGCGAGTTTTTCGATTGGGACGACTCATCTATAACCGAAGACGATGGATGGCCAACCATCTACGTGTTCGGAACTGGGCTTGCTTTAACAACTGCAGTTGGTTATATTGAGCTAACTTATCAGGTAGAGGCTTTACCAACACTGACGGCACTATATGCGCAGATGACTGTCCCACCGGGACCAAACGTTCCAGCATTGGAGGGAGTTATTAGTAATGTACGCAGTAAAATTCCAACAGTGGTTGGTGAGCCAAGTGACTTCGCTAAGGTTGTGGAAGGTGTTGTAGCTGGACAAGTATCTAATTTCATGTCCAGCATTGCACCAGCCGCCTTAGAAGGGATGCTAGCTCTACTTTGATAAGATTAACATGTACCATAAGGTGATCAACATAAAGTGTGAAATAACTGAATAACAGGATAACTATAAAAGTCGTCAAGGAGAGCGACAATAAATAATGGCTTGGGAGGCCGCAGCTTGCTGTCCTAAAAACAATATAATATACATACATATATAATCCACGAATCTATGTTCGATCGCGTGGCACTCAGAGAGTGCATCTCACCACATCAACCGCTGCGAGGCGGTTGGGGCTATGGAGGTGAACCATAAATAAAATTAGAATGCCTTAT